AGTAGGGTAGATCCAGTTGTAAACGTACATGTTGTTATGATCTCGTGTACACTATAACTCAGCGCACCATAATACGTTCGCAGTCTATACGTCTTTGTTCCTGAAAATTCTCCTTCGATGAATACGCTACTCTTAAGACCCTGTATGTGGCGTGCAACAACTGCAGCGCTCATCCAGTCTATCGCACCCTCTCGGATCTCAAATTTGGGGTTTCTCTCTTCCTCTGTAAGCCCATCATCGTCTGGAGTGAAACTCCATTCCATATCCACTGAATGCGTTATTGGGTTCCAAAGTGCTATGAATGTATCAGGTGTATCTGGCAAGCGACCGTTTGTCACTTCTAAAGTTGTTGTATTAGTACCTGTATCGATACATCCCTGATTGTGCAAGACCACGTAAAATTTTATGGTTGCCCCAAGATATAAATAGTCTTCACTAACATACATGGTATGATTTATTGTGCTTCCAACTAGAGTACGACTCAGGCTTGTAGTGTCCTCAATCCATACGTCATAAGCAAATAAGTCATCAGTGATTTCAACAGTCCAAGTAAGGATTGCTGATGCTTGAATATCTATCCTTCTTGAACCAGATATCCAGAATAGTTTTGCAAAAACAGATGTTACTTCAGGAAGCACCTTTATCTTGTCATCATCTGGAAGGACAGTTGTTGCAACATAGATTGTAGGTTCGTATTCAACGGCTCTAATTGTACGCATAAAGTCTATCGGAGTAGACAATCCGATAACCTTGTATCTCTTGACATAGTTTGATGCCCTCCCGAACGCGAGAACATCGTACTGCTGAGGTAATACAGTGAATGCACTTGTAACCGTCAGAATGTTAGTAGACGTCTCATGGGAGACAGGAGCCACGGTACGTTCAACCAATGTATCGTCTGATAAACGTATTTTAAGTTTATATGTCAGTCCTGCAAATAGTGTTACTTGATCATTTATTGTCACTGTATACTGAGTAGCTGCTACTACCCGTCCATCTGGTACATCAGAATCCCATTGAATGATATCGTTCTGAAAATCAATTACTTGACCTAGATCACAATTGATTGAGTCAATATCTGCGGTGAACTTAATTTCTTCATCAAGTAACGTTGTACTGTTAAGCTCATATACAGCATGTTGAATTGCCTGCTGTTTACTCGTTATCCACAGCATTGAAATAGAGCTAGTAGTATCGCTCTGCTGGGAATCATAATCTGTGGCTAGTACTTTTACGACATCTCGTTTGTAATCCTTAGCTGCATTACGATAGGTTAATTCTATGGCGTTCGCTTTTTCCAATTTAGGTAAATATGTACGTACGAAACTACCAGCCACTACATTTCCTAGAGTGAACAATTGAGCACTTGGAGTAAGTGTTGGGTATGCTGTATCCCATGCTTTGTCAATTACAATAGAGTGCTGAATACCACGAAATACAGGAACAGCTCGCCCAATTCTCATCACGTCTAGCAGAGTTTGAAATGGATCGGACTTCTCGTCAATCATTCCATTAATTTTAACTCCATAAGTCCCATCACCTAGATCAACAGAATTACAGTGTGTAGCAAATTCAGAAAATGCGTTGTAATCTACTGCAGAAGTATCTTCTCCATAAAGAGTATAATTATCTGGGTCACCTATAGGATTCCATCTCCTGGCATGTACGATTACATCATATGCAGCCCATGCAGGGTTGGTCGCAGATTGCTGTTCCCATGCAGCATTATTTGGATTGTAAACGTTAATATTATCTCGGTGCCATACAGCAGTAATTCTTGGCTCTGCTCCACTTAAGTGCCCAGTAGCTAGTATACGTACAGCAACTTTCGCACATCCTGGATAAATCAAATTCTGATAAATGTATGTTCTGATTGCTGTCAAGTAGCTAGCATCACTGTGGTCTGGTTCAGCTGTTATTTTATAAGTGTATTCATATGAATAAGAATATGTAATAAGTGGTGAACTCACAGCGTCTGTAAACACAAGTGAGTAGTCTCCAGTAGAGTATGTAATACTTCCACTAGCAAGATTAGGATCTGAGAAGCCACCCACACCATCATCAGTGAATTCAACTGTAGCACCATCAACATAGCACTCAACTTGGACAGACGTAGGTACTACTCGTGTATGTTCCAAAGTTCCAGTGAAAACAGGTTGCGTGTCTGATTCTAGATGGTCCGACGCCAAACCTGTTCTCGTTTCCGTTACGCTTTCGCCAGCATGCTGTGGATCACCATAGTCAGGATCAAGCCGCGCAACAAGGATCTCATATTCCCAATCACTTGGGTTAGCAGAAACATCAATGTCAACTGTTTTATAAACAGCCTGTGGTCCGTTCTCCCCTACTACGTAATCATTATATACGTTCGTCCACGATGCTGCTGGAGTACTTTTGTGGCGATAGCAAACGTTCATCCTTATTTGTATTTGCTTGTAGTCTCCATCTTGTGTGACTCTGAACAGTCCGCCTGGAAATGCTATCTCGACTTGGATTTTATCCAGATCGTTTCCTTTAACAGACTGCACAACAGCGTCTTCATAAGAATCGTAGCATTGTGCGGATGCACCACAATAATACAACCTGTCGTTGTATGACTGTTGAACAACTATAGCATCGAATCCCTCAATAGGTGCATCATCTCTTTCACCTAAACGTGTTTGTACTACTACATCACTGTACTTAGTGGCATCTCTATCATTGATTTGCACATCTGCTATATAGTTGATTGGTCCAGCACACCCTACGAGTAGTGCATTGTAATATTGGTCACCATCCTGTGTGTCTACCCATCTTGATATAAGCGTTCCACCACTTCTTACAGTTCCGTAAAGTTCAGGAATTACACGACCTTGTTCAGTGAAATTACCGAGCTGACCCCATCCATGACTTGTACCACTACTATCAGGATCATCTGGTATGGATGGTGGTAGAAGTGCATTAATAATTAATGCTCCGGCTGTAGTTATGGCAAAAGTTGCCATGTTTGCAGCGAATGATCCTGCAGCAACTGTTTTACCCATTACAGCTCCTGCAGCTGCTGGACCTAACCACACTGAAGCTGCAACTAGAACCATCATCGAAAGCATGCGAAAAGAGTTATTGTTTCCTGGGATTATAGCAAAAGATACCGTATCACCATCTCTAAGTTCAGTTTTGCTCCAGCTAATAGAATCTATGAGTTCCATATTTCTAACGCATGCCCATGCTGTATCCTCTCCACTCAATGGCGCAATAGAAGACAACACAGCACCTACAGGTACCTCGATAATAGAAGTATCTACTGTAGACCGATCCAGAGGATCAGGTGCAATATGTAGAGTTACCTTCAACTTCTTAGTTTCGTTTGAACTTGTAATATCCTGCAATACGATTTCTCCACGCGGAATCTGTAATTGAATTTGTTATTACTCCCATCCTCCTGTCACTATGGAGGAATCGCCCATTACCAATATAAACTCCCAAATGATCATTGTATCCACTGTGTCCGCGTAACACTATCAAACATGGTATAAGGGGCTCTTCAATGTGTGTCCAATCATTATCTGTAATATTATCAATCATGCCTGCACGCTGCATAGCCATTGCTGTAGATATTGCTATATCATCAAATTCGTATTGTGGAAGATCTATTTCATATCTACGATATACCTCAATTACTAATTGTGCACAATTAAGCTGCTCAAATGGTGTTCCAACTAACCCACTAAACATAGATACCACCCTGACCTATTCCGGGGAATCCCCCAAAATGCGTTTGATTGAGCAATTCTTCGCACCGCTTATAAGTTCTATCACATTCTGTCGCTTCTCCATAATAACTGCAAAGTGGTCCCTTGAACACTTTAAATCTACAATATTTCTTCATAAAACGATAATACGGAAATATTTGTATCATCGGATTACGTCGTCCAAGTTTGAATGTGATAACGTCTACTGTTTCTATACAACCAACAACATACATTTTTATGGATAAATATGGAGTAGCGTTCAAATTGATGGTGTCAACAACATAAATGGTGACAGATGTACCCTGTGCACCACTCGATTCATCCAGATATGGGATTAATGTTCTATCTATATTTTGTATTTGTGCATTAAATATTGGTATCTCACCATGTGCATTTAACTCAATAGGCTCTATTGTAAAATATGTCCTATTCCAGGTGTAACCATTCCATACAACATTGTCAGAATTGTTTGCAAGGTATATGGTGCTACCAGGAAACTCAATCTTGACCAACATGATGAACGCTGCATCATTATGAAGTTTGTTCTTTCGTATGAGTAAAGAAGGAGGTAATGCCATACAGTTAAACCTCTACTAACTCTATAGAAGCTGAGTAATTTGAATTGTCGAATACTATCTTAGGGATAGAAGCAAATCTAACAGCATAGTTAACACTATTAATAGGATTAGTCCAAGTAAAATTTCCAGTAGTTCCCTGATTAGATATGAAAGTTGTTAAAGTAGTATAGTCAGACGCATTTAAACCAGGGAGAGAGAAGGAAAATGTCTTCCTGGCTCTTGAGTATCTTCTCCGTGTAATAACGTATCCACCTTCTGTATTGCTAAGGAGATCTCTGTTATTGGATAACTTCTCACTATATGGTTCACATGCAACTCTTGATAGAATAGGCCATGCAGCCATATTTCTGTTATCTCCTCATTGCTCTTATAGTACGGGCAACTCGTGCATTACGTTCAATATCTTGCATCCAAAGATCAACTACCATCTCTCTACCATTAAAATGCGTAGTTGCCTGTACATCTTTGTCTTGTCCAGAATTATTTACATTTACTATGACATTAGATGATCCAGAACTAGCATCCTTCTTAGCTTTTTCACCAATAACGTATTCAGGTTCAGTCTCTGCAAATGAATAGATTTTCCCTGTATTTACTCCATATCCGAATACTGGTTCTGTTATCCAACCACCTGCAGCGTAACCAATTTCAGCGTTCGCTATATCCATCTGTATAGCTGTCTTAGTAGATGTATGGTTAAAGTAGCGGTCGATAGATTTTATAAATGGTTCAATGATTAGCAATTGCATCATAAGACGTAATAAATCTTTTATCATAGCGTTGATAAGGTCACGAAAGCCTAGTTTAGCACCCCCAATCATATCAACAAAAGTATCTGTGAACTGCATACCCATAGAATGGATAGCTGCATTCAGCGCTTTAATCTCATCTGAGGAAGCATTTGCTCCATCACCAACCTTATAGATCCTATCATGGGTAGCTTGTAATATATTCTGATAGTCTTCTAAAGTTTTTATTAACCCCTCATTGTATAACTCAGATATCTTCTGCTCTTCCTCAATCATCTGTTGATCCATCGTTTTAATGGAATCCATATATGCTTTAGCAGAAGCTATCTTGTCTGCATTTACTTGCTCGTTTATCAGAGCTAATCCTCGTGCATAACGTTCAGAACCAATATAGTCTTTTGCAATCTCCAAACTGCTATAAAGCACGGCAGCCTTCTGAGCAGGAGTATCTGTAGCAGACATCCACTGGTTATAGGCGGTTGCTTTTGCTTTATCCGTCAAATCTTGCATCTTTTTAAGATGATCACTCTGCTCTTTCAGAGCCATCTCATTATATTTCCTGTCTATCTCTAGTAACTTGAGATCATACTCTTCTTTTTGAGCCAAACTAGCTTGTTCAGCAGCCCGAGATAGCTCCCCCGCTTGTTTGAATCTGTCTTCATTCGTCATCTTCTTTGCTGTAAGCTCAATATCCTGTACGTCAACTAACTTTTCTAGTTCCTTTTGCTTCTGTTCAAATTCAAGTTGTGCCTCGGCCTTTTCCAAGTCTATGCCTTTCAACCCGAATAGTGAACTGGCAGTCTTTGATTTGTCTCGCATAGCCGCCAGTTTCTCTAATACTTTTCTGACTTCTTCTGGAATCTCATGAACTTGATTCAGATATATCTGAGCATCCATTGCGAACTTATTGAATACACCAGTACCTTTTCCAATAAGCTCAGCCTGCCTATCAGGAGACACATTAGTTACATTATGCTTCAGAGAGATCAGTTCATCGTTAACCTTTACCAATTTTTTATGCAAGAAATTAACCTCTGCTGTTTTGAAAAATTTTTCGAATGGCCCAGCAGAAGGAGATTCATTTAAGAGTCTCAACGCTTCCGACATATTTTTATATTGTTCGTTTAGTTTAGCATATTCTTCTGTAAGTTCTCGTATACGTATCTCTTTGTCAATACCAAGGTCAGATACTGTTGGAACTAAACCAACTGGAGGTGTTAGTTTAAACGTTTCTATTGATACTCGCTCAAGCTCAGCTGCCGTACTCTTAGCTGCATCCCCTATACTCTGAAGAAATAGGATGAAGGTATTAGCGTGTTCATCTGTAGCGACTTTCCCAAGCTCTTTGACTGCATTTTGTGTTGACTTAGTAAATATTTTGAATAAAAAACTGACTCCTCTTATTGGTGGACCCAAGATAGCCTCTATACCTTTAAATGTATAAAGCATCCCCTTCAACAACTCAGTCACTGCTGGTAAAGTAGCTTGAGCGGTTTTCGCCAATTCAACGAAAGACTTAACAGCAACAGTAATAAACTCCCTAAAAGACTCCTTCATACCTGGA